TATCGAGCAGACTCAGCAATAGTCCGCCGTTGCCGTAGGCGTCTACGCCGTTGGCCCGCATTGTGTAGAGGAAGGCCAGCGACATGATGCGCTTGCCCTGGAGCTGTTGCGCGAACTGTGTGAAGTCAAAGTAAAGATCCATTTCGGCACTGTTGCCGAACGTGTAGGAGACGCCAGGGCTTGACGGATTCTGGAGCGCCTGGGGAACCGTGGTGGCTGGGGCATTGATCGACATATTCCCGGATGTGTTGCCAGCGGTGCACGGGACGTAAAGACGCCGGAACGGACCACTGGAGTCCTCCAGGCCAGCCGGATATATCGCGACCTGAACAACCTGACCGTTCACCGTGCCAGCGGGCTGCTTGTCCACGTAGAACTGTGCCGTGGAGAGCGTGCGGGCAGTCGGCAGCACCAGGCGGTGTCCCACTTCCACCGTGTTGCTGGCACGGGACAGGACCAAGTTCTCATCGCGGATACCAGCCCATTCCTGGCCCACGATGATCGGGCTGTCCGGGTTATAGATTCCCATCTCAGAGCGCCCTCACGTTGTTTCGGACATTGCGACGTGCCAGCGCGTCCCCTACGCCCTGCCCGGCAGCCTGCCCGGCAGCGTACGCCTCCGCAGCCGAAGGAACGGCACCAAGGAATTGGACCACCACTGCCCCTGGGCCAAGCGTGACGCCGGTCGAATTGCTGCTATGGCCGCCCACGTTGACCACGGAGGAGACCATGTTGTCAATGCTCGTGTTCGCCATGCCCACGTTATCGTCCACGCCCTTGGCGTAGCCCTCCATGGAGGACTTGCCGATCTCTGCGAAGACCAGGGATGGGCTGTTGATATGAAGCGCCGACTTGGCACCGTCGATGATGTCACCCATGGCACCGGTCACGGTCGAGATCGCAGACCCGATCATGTCCTTTACGCCGTTAATCAGACCATTGATGATGTTCTTTCCCGCGTCATAAAGCCAGTGAATCGCACCGCTCGCCCAATTCAGCGCCTTGGTCTTCAACGAATCAAACTGGGCCATGACCTTGCCGGGAAGGCCCTTGGCGAAGGCCACAGCGTTGTCCACACCTGTGGAGAACTTTGACTTGACGTCAGACCACAGCTGCGAGACCGACCGTGCAACGCGACCAGGCAACGAGCTGAAAAAGTCCACAACGTCATGCCAGAGCTTTGAGACCAGCTCTGTGACTCCAGACCACAATTGCTGGAAAAAGTACTTAATACGTCGTGGAACTGATTCAGCCCATGCAATAACGGCATTAACGCCGATTTCAAATTCCTTGGTCACCCAGTTCCACAGTTTCGTCACCAGCGAGACGATTTGACCTGGTAGCTGGATGAACTCCCGGATGATGAGTCCAAGTCCAAAGCCGATGGCAAAGAGCATCGCGTGGAGAGCCTGACCGATGAGCGTGACCAGCTCTCCAGGGAGCGCCGCGAGCGCCGCGCCGATCTTGCCGGGCAGCGACGTGAAGAAGTCCAGGACCGCGTTCCATGCCTTGGCGAACCAAGATCCGATTGACGATCCAAGATCTTCAAAGAACTTGACCACCGCGTGCCAGCCGGCTGCGAACGCGCCGCCGATCTCGCTTCCGATCTTGGACCAGTTGAGCTTGGTCAACCAGGTGACCGCGTCCACGATCCAACCGACCGCCACGCTGAGGATGTCCGCCAGGGCGCTGATGAGCGGGATCAGTCCATTGATGGCGAGCCAGTCCAGGATCTTCACAGCGAACGCGATGACCGGAATCAGGATCTTGTCCAGCAAGACAATGAGCTTCGTCAATGCCGGAATCAGCGGGAGCAGGGACAATACAACCTGGAGGATCGGCGGAATCAGCTGGAGAAGCGTGGGGATCAAAGGCTGGATGGCCTTCCAGACCTCTGCCCAGATCGGCGCCATCTGCTCAAGCACTTGAAGTAGTACATCTCCGATGGCGCTCGCCAGCTGCGCGATGACCGGACCAAGCTGCTCAAAGATCTTGGAGACGTCCATCAAGATCGGTGCGAGCACCGCGCCGAAGATCTGTCCGATCTTGACGATAACCGGGATCAGCGGACCGAGACCGGTAAGAAGTGCCTGGACCAGCGAATCAATGACGGGCGTCAGCGCGTTCAGGATAGGAGCCAACCCCTGGGCCAGCGCGCCGATCAGCTGACCGGCCAGGACAAGCAGGGGCGAAAGCGCGGTCACGATGTTGGCGATGGCCGTACCCAGGGGGACCAGCGCTGTGGACAGCGGACCCAGCGCCGTGCCCAGGGCGTCAAGGATCGGACCGAGGATAGAGGCGAAGGCAGTAGCCAGAGTGCCGAGCACCGGGAGGATGGAGGCCAGGAGCTTACCCAGCTGCGGAGCTACCAGGCCGATAGCGTCACCCAGGATCGGTGTGAGCTGCCCCAGACTGTCCTTGATCGATGGAATGACCGGAGCGAACGCGTTGGACAGCGACATTGAGATGGTGTCAGAGAAGGTGGAGAACACGCCCGTAAGCGTCTGGCTCTGCTTCTCCATGGCGCCCGCCGCGCCAGGGAACTGGTTCATGCCCTGGAGAAGCTGATTGACGCCGGTCTTTGCGTCGATCGAACCGGCTGAGATCTCCTTCATGACCTGGGCTGTGGACTCTCCACGAACCGCAGCGAGAGCCGCGACAGACGAGAATCCAGGAAGCGCGTTGTTGATCTGATTCAGGTTGCCCAGCGTCAGGAAGCCTTGGGACGCGGTCTGACCCAGTGCGAGCGTGATGGAGTCGAGCGCCTGGGCACCACCACCGGTCTCCGATACCAGGTTGCCGATGGTCGTTAGGAACGGAGTCAGCTGTGACTGGGTCTGCCCGATGGCCGCCGCGAAGGCATCAAATCTCTCCGCGCTTGTCGTCAGATCCTTGAATTCAAATGGCGTGGCAGCGGCGAAGGTCTGCAACGCCTTGAATTGGGCCGCGCCCTTGGCAGCGGAGCCGGTCAGGCTGGAGAGCGCCACCTGGACTTGCTCCAGGTTGGCCGCGCTCTTGAGACCCATGCCGCCGAGCAGCGCGAGGCCACCGGCAACGGCTGTGACAGCAGTCGTACCGAAACCGGCAATCTTCCCGAAAGCACCCTTGATCTTTCCACCGGTCTCTTCGCTCTTGACCGCCATCTGATCCAGGTTTTGGCTGGCCGCGTGCTGCGCGTGATCGAAGTCGGCGGATATGGAATCCGCCATGTACGCGAAGTCAGACTCAATGGATGACGTTGCCCGTTCTACGTCACCAGCCATCTGGCTGAAAGCGTCATTCGCCCCGATCTGGATGGTTTCAAACTCACGTGAGATGACGTCGGCCAGCCCAGCGAACTGAGCCTCCATGGCCTTGATTACGGCATCTACCTCTGACTCCGCACTCGCAAGACCGCGACCGATGCCGATGTCTGTCTCAGACGCGAACCTGCTCAGGTCCGGTTCGATACGGACCTTCGCGACATCGATCACGGTCATGCGAGTTACCCCCGTTGTTCCAGCTCCGCCAAGACGGACATGTTGCTTTCGCTGGCTTCTTCGTCGTCCACCCACCAGCTTGGAGGCGGGGGCATCCGTACGTCAGCGGACTGTCCAGCTGCCCTGGGTAGCGGGGCAGTTCGTACCGAGAGGAGAACGCCGGTCAGCTGTTGGTCCAGCCGGTTGAGACGATTTGCCTGATCCTCGTTTACCTGGAGAGCGATCAGCTCTCGGAGATATGTGTGGACAAGGTTGAGGGCTCGCCAGGCTGGCCAGTCAGTCCATCCGGCGCATCCGTGGGCGCAGGCCCATCCGTCGAAGTGATGGAGGTTTCCACGACGTCCGAGCCAGGAGCAGATGGCGCGGACGGCTCCGTAGGGCGAAGGCCGTACTTCTCCAGCGCCCAGTTCGTGATCTTCATCAGTTGTTCGTGGCCGATGGGCTCCTTCTTGGACGACATCCGTTCGCGGAAACGATCGGTACAGTCGTCGGTCAGAAGGATGTCGTAGATCTTGAGCATCCCCGCGATGTCCGGGGAACCGTCCGCGTTACGGGCGCCCTTGATGGCCGCCAGGACGTCTGCCACCAGACCCAGGGGGATCTGCGGGATGATGTGGAACAGGTCCGCATTGACCGTGAAGGGATGCGGTGTGAGCGAGAGCGAGAAGTCCGCAACCGTGGTTGCGCCGTTCTCATCCATGAGTCCTCCAGGCACGTGTTTTCATGTCGCTCGAATCCTCGCACGCCCGGAGAACATATAGAACATGGTCTATCCCTTGGCCGCGCTCAGCGCGTCCCTGAGGAACGGGTTTGGCATCATGCCAGAGGACTTCATGGAGAACGTATAGACCTGCTTCCCCTTCTTCTTGAGGTTCTTGCCGGTCGGACCCTTGGTCTTCCAGCGGAGAACCTTCTTGTTCACGGGGACGAGCATCTGACCCTTCGGGCCGTGGATGCCCGTGCCGTCGTGGACCTCCAGGGCGTACTCCACGTTCGTGCCGACCTCAGCCGCCGGAAAGCTGTTGAACACGGTCATGACGGTCTGGACGGAGGAGCGGAGCCGGCCAGTGTCCACGCGCTTCGGGTGCGCGCCACCGTCCCCGCTGAGGTTCTGCTTCGCCTTGCTCTCCACCTTCTTGCCGCGCCGGAGCATGTCCTTATAGAGCCCGCTCTGTGGCCCGCTGAGGAGAGCCTTCAGCGCGCCCGTGTCCAGGCCCTTGCGCGAGATTGACGTCATGTCAAAGTCTTATCCGGGGGGCAACACTGCGGGATCAGGGAGAACCGGAAGCCGGTCTCCGTGCCGCCGCAGTCACCAAGCGGTCCCACTGGTACCTGTTCGTAGACCTGCCAGTCCGCGATGATCGTCACGTTCGTGGCCGCCAGCTCCTCCAGGATGCAGCTGAGCGTCACCCATACCGCCCACGCGTCCTGGGACTGGAGCACAGCCGCCTGGGTGAGCTTCGCGTCCGCTGGAGGCTTCCCGTTCTGGTCCGGCCCAGGGAGACAGCGGACCAGGCGGATACGGCAGTCAAAAGCGATCTTGAAGTCATCGCAGTTGGTGACTACACCAACGTCATCGTTCGGGAAGACGCGCGTACGGTACGACCGGGTTACCCACGCGTCGAGCTGCCCGCACTGGCACCAGTCGTCAGCGGGCTGCGCTCCGGGCGTGAAGACGACGTGAGACACCTTCTCCGTGGTGGCCGCGAGAGCCGCCGCGAGATCGGCCAGGATGCCGGTCATGATGTTGCCGACAGAGGGCATGTTCCACGCGTAGCCGGTCACTGCGGGTCTCCCGTGATGCGGTAAAGCTCGCGATCCACGTCGTAGACGGTCGGACGACTCATCAACGCGTGGGGGTTCATCTGCGCAATGAAGACGTCGCACCAGTACATTCCCAGCCGGCCGTCCGGGAACAGTTCGGTTGGGTCCAGGAAGTTCATCGTGACTCCCTGGCGGACCAACTGCTGGACCGGCTTCCCGATGGCGCAGTCGTCTTCGCACGCAATGGCCTTGGCCACCTGCTGGGTCAGCTCGGCCCATGCGAGCTTGCCGGTTGCGTTCAGCGGGACGCCAGCGGACAGCGTGACGCTCCACGTACCGGTCTGGGTGTCCGCCTTGGAGAGATCGTTGCACAGCGGCCAGATTCCGCCGTCCGTGCGCACCAGGTAGCGCATGTCATCGACGCGGTACGCCGTGGATGCCAGAACCGCACCGTCCACCTTGACCTGGGTGACCGCTGCGACAGGCGACGGGAGCAGCACTTCGGAGACGAAGTTACAGGAGCAGCTGCGCGCCGTGCAGCCGTTCCCGCACGTGATGTTGTACCAAACGCCCTGGTAGAACAGTGGTCGCGGGTACTGACCGAGCTGCCACCACTGCCCGATGAACGGCCAGTCCCCAAAGCAGCTCTGCGCGCATGGACGGATCGTCATGGCGCATGCGCCGATCTGCCGTCCGGTCATGCTCCACAGAATCTCCGCCGCGATGTGCGAGGCGACGCCGGTCACCGCGATGGCCGCCGGGCTCAGGTCACAGAAGTACGTGGGCGTACCCCACGCGTCCACGCAAGGTCCGAAAGCGTCGAAACCAACCGGCTGTGACATCTTCTGCTCTCCTCATACGAACGCGGACCAGAGCCGGGCTGATGCCCTGCTCCGGCCCGCGTTCCCCCGTGCCTGGGTCAGACGAGCGTCACCGCGCCGCAGCCGGCCACCGGAGGCGCCGTCGTGGTCACGTTGTACGCGTAGTGATCGCCCACCTGGAAGGTCTGGCTGTTCAGGTAGCCGGTCGGTGGTGTCGCGGTCGGGAGGCTTCCCCAGCTCGGATACGCCTCATCCGTCTCCATCTTGAGATCGAAGTTCAGGACCCCGTTCTCAATGCTCCAGTCGCCCACCATGCCGTGCCCCGCGTTCGCGAAGGCCCAGTAGATATACTGCTGGAGACCGTTGATGCACGACGCCCGGCCGGCAACCTGTTGCCAGACCTCCATGGAGACGCGCGCCAGGTTGATGGCGTCATTGAAGAAGACGCCGGTACCGGTCGCGCCGTTCGTGATGAGCCGGGAGCCGGTCACCATGACGATCATGTCCGGGTCCATGGTGCATACCGAGACGTCCAGGGCCACGCGCTTGAGCGTGGGCGCGTCCTTCTGGTTCACGCACAGCGCGCCGTTCGCGAGCTTCTGAATGAACTCCGTGCCCTCCTCGTACTGCGGAGAAGGCTTGATGGCGATGAAGCCGGCCGACGTGACGACCGCCCCGGACGCGCCGGTCACGGGAACGCCGCACTGGTCGAGCTTGATGAGGCGGAATAGCGTGCCCTTGATGGCACTCACGCAGGTGGCGGTCATTTACGTTCCCCCGTGCTCAGTTGTTACCGGTCAGGTCGACCCGTACGGCAAAGAGGCAGCAGTCCCAGTTGAACTGGTACGGCTGCTCCATGATGAACCGCATGGAGTTGACGTCACGTCGAAGTGCCTGGTTGATGGTGCTGGTTGCTCGCGCTTCGCCGCGCCGGTACTGGAGCGCGCCGGTCGCGTAGATCCAGACCTGACCGGCGGAGGGAGTGCTGCCGTCAGGGCCGATGTTCGGGTTTCCCCCGCCAGCGTTGATGAGCGAGCCGGAGGGAGTGTTCGCGAAGGCGCCATTGAGATTCAGGATGAAGTGGCTGGAGAGATGCGCGAACGCACGCCGGGGCATGTGGAGCGTCGGAACCCCTGGGTAACAGGAGCCCATCGCTTCCTCAAGCAGCCCCACAGCCTCCACGATGGACGTTGCCAGTCCCGCCGAGCCTGAGCCAGAGACCACCACAGCCGAAGGCTGGAGCAGGATCTCATTACCCAGGGCGAATACCTGGCTGTTGGACGCCAGGTGTGGATAGATCGACGCGCCCGACGCCGCCGGAGCAGTCGTGAGACCGGTCCAGAACGTCCGTTCGATGGCCCGCGACGCGCCGCGCTCCAGGGCTGCCCGCGTACGTGCCTCATAGTCCGCGAACTGACCGACTGGAGAACAATCGATGTACGAATAGGCCATGAAGGCATCGGCACCACGTGACGTGATGCCAACGCTCGTTGGCGTCTTCGTCCAGTCGAGCGCCGGATTTACCGGGCAATCCGCCTGGATGGTCTTGGATGCGTCGCACGTGTCCGGCTGGAACCAGGTTCCAGCCATCCAGTGCGGATCGCCGTCCGGGACCAGCTGCGCGACGGACAGGAGTCCGTACGGCAGCGGGTCCAGACGCGGCGGAGCTACCTGGCGGTAGAGGCCCAGTGTCATAGCTCAGCTCCTTCCGAGGTAGCTCCGCGCGTCGATGTCGAGAGGTCTTACAGCGTGCACGGCATCGTGACGTCGGAACCGACCGCGCCGTTAGAGCAGATCGGGACCGTGACCAGACGCGACTCGTGGCCGATCATGGCCGTGAGCCAGCAGTCCTCGGACCACGCCGCCGTGTAGTCGTTCGTGGCGTTGAGCGTGGAGTCCCGGACGATGCCCAGGTCCAGGCTCAGGCCGTTGCCCTTCACCCACGTGCCGGCCGCGTACAGCATGAACTGGACGCTGGAGGGCCACGCGACGATCGGAGTCGTCTGACCGAACTGGTTGGCACCACGGACCTGCCAGTCCTGGACGAACTGGACCGAGACGCTGCGCAGCGTGAACCAGGCCGCGATTTCCGCGTCCGTGATCCGGAACGCCGAGTCCGGGGAGTCCCAGCCCTTCCGCTTGGCCAGGTCCGCGCGGATCATGGCCTTGATCCAGTTCGGGAAGATGGCCTCCAGGACCGCGCCATCGCTCATGGCGTACTTGGTCCGGTAGTCCACCACCTGCATTTCGATGGAGTCCAGGACCGGGACCGCCGTGCCGATGCCGGTGACCGCGTAGCCGGTGACCGGCACGGAGCCGGCCGCCATCTGCGCGATGACCCGCGTGTTCACGCGGTGCGCGTGAGCCGCCATGACGAGGCGCAGGAAGTTGGCCAGCTGCTCCGGCCAGGCGTCGGTGGTGAAGTTGCCGGCCGTGATGCAGATGCCGTCACAGGCGAGACGCGCTTCGTTGTACGCCGCGCAGGGAACGCGGGCGCAGGTCTTGGTGCCGGACTGCGCGGTACCCGTGGCCGCCGCGATGTCCTGGGTCTCATTCCAGACCCAGAGACCCGTGGACGCCGCCAGGTCGCCGAAGCTCGGAGACGTCGGCCAGCGCATGCCGCCGCGCCGGATGCCGGTCGTGGGAACGTCGATCATGCCGTCTTCGGCCACGATGTTGAAGAAGTCGTAGCTGATCTCGGAGGGAGCGCACCAGCCGCCGGCCGCGACCAGCGCGGTCGGGTTGGCCGCAGCCTGGAGGACCGCCCACGCGTCGTCCGGCGTGGAGTTGTCATCCAGGTTGAAGCGGTATTCCCGCTGGAGCTGCGCGACCGGGACGTAGTTCGGGCTGCCGTGCGTGACCGGGACGGTCCGCGCCCGCGACGCGAACGCCTTGACCAGATCCTTGTATCCGCCGAGCTGAGACCCCTGGGTGAAACCCCGGATGTCCGACGACGCGACCAGGACCGCCTCCGCGCGGGGAGTGTCGTTGTTCTTGACCCGCGCCGCCGCGTCCGACAGACGGACGTTCAGCTGGTTGCCGGTCTTCAAGACGTCACGAACGTCCGTCTTGGGACGCGTGGCCGCGACCAGAGCCGGCTCAGCCGGAGCCGGCTCAGCCGGAGCCGACCCGTCGCCTTCGGCGCCGTCGTCGCCCTCGCCACCGTCCGTGTGGATGCGACCGCGCAGACCGTCACGCGCAGCCGCCAGCTCGGCAGCCGCCTGCGCGCGTGCGCCGGTCTCGCCACGAACCTTCTCGATGCCCGCGACCAGATCCTCAGCGGCCTTCAAACCCGCCGCGTCCAGGCTCTCATCCGACGTGATGCGATCGAACTCCGCGACCGCACTGGACTCCAGTTCAGCCAGCTGCTCCGGCGTCAGTCCCGCGAGATCAGCAGGGATCTGTACGCCGCCTTCGTTCTTCTCGGGCATCGCCCATTACCCCCGTGCTCTGTGGGAAAGACATGGTATAGCTGCCGCGAGGATAAGTCGTGGAGAGATCATGCGTACAGCTTGACGACGCAAACTTACGCCTTTGCATGGAAACGGCCGGGCTCTCCCGTGGCGGAGGGAGTGCCCGGCCGTAGTCCCAGGGGGATCAGGTCCCCGCGTTCACCAGAGCGTTCTCCGTGCTCTGGCGAGCCGCCTCCGCAGCGTCAAGCGCTGCGGCTTCACGTCGTGCCGCTTCTGCCTGCGCCTGCGCTGAGGTCCATACCTCGCGCTGCGCATTGCCGCCGCATCCGCACATGGTGTCACCCCCTTCCGTCGTCCAGACGCGCCCGCAGTGCACGCGCACGGCTCTGCGGGTCCACGCCGATCCGTACCGCGAGCCGCCGCGCCATCGTGTTGATGGCATCGCGGTTCTCGCGTGCGCGCAGTTCCTCCAGGCTCGGCATCAGGCCCGCCGCGACCAGTGAGACCTGTTCGCCGTTGTGCATGCCGACGCGCAGACGCGGAACCGGGAAGCCGGGCACGTTGACCGCCAGCATGGCGACCAGACGGAACATGCCGCCGATGCGCCGCCAGTCGCCGGAGAGCTTCGCCGCGCGCAGCTCCATGAGCTTGCCGGCCGGAACGCCGGGCTTGACGACGCCCGCTACCCAGATGCCGAACTCATCCTCACCGCTGGCGACGATGGCGACCATGGAGCCCGTGTTGTCATAGTGCTCCGCCGCGCGCCGTGGGTCGATTCCGACCGTGGGCGCGTGGCCGGTCGCCATGGTGACCGTGCCAACCGGGACGCGCTGGCCGCTGGCCGTGATGACCTCGCCCAGCCGGTAGAAGTCGTGGAAGCCCTCGCGCGGCGCAGCAGTGCACGCGCCCGGGTAGCCGATGTGGCACGCGTCCCAGGTCGCTCCGTGGCCACGGAACAGGTGCCACTCACCATCCGCTGATGCCGTGATCGTGATGGGCGTGGGCGCCGTGAAGTTAGGATTTTCAAACGCGTAGTCCGGGGGCGCCAGCACTTCGGTGGCGGACGCGTAGAGCGCCTGAACCGGAGCGTCCAGTCCCTCTGTGGTGAACGTCTGGGGCATCAGCCCTCCAGCCTTCAAGTGCCCGGCAAGGTGATCGTATGCCGCGCGCCGGTCGGACATGCTCATGGCCAGGTTGGTGTTTGTGAGCAGCGCGCCGATGCCGGCCGCGCACGCGGTCAGGTTGGCCGGGCCGACCGAGCCGTCAGCCTCAATCTCGTGGTGGAGGAGCCGGCAGTCCAGTCGGCTGATCGTCGCGCCCCGGACCTTGCCGCCGTCCGCCCAGGCGAAAGCCTCCTGAGCGACGGTCCAGGGCAGGTGCGACGCCAGCCGGGCCATGTGCCGCCCGGACAGCCACTCACCCGCCGACGTCAGTTCGTTGCCTTCGTTGCCAGAGACCGCTGGAGCGGAGACCGGGACGTTCTGCGGCATGGCCGGAGCCGGGGGCATCATGTCCGCCGCGCTCACCAGGTGGATCTGCGCTTCCTCGAACGCGGAGATGGCCACCATCGTGGCGCCCCGGATGCGACCGCGCGTGAACATCACGGTCTCCGGCTCTGCCATCATGTCAGATTCGTCCGTGCCCTCCGGGAAGATCAGCTCCACGTCAGAGTTGCCCACGCTGTCCACGTCGACACTGACCCACTTGTTGAAACCGTTCTTCACGCTGGTGTACGCCTTCATGCCTTCGTCCGTGGAGAGATCGAAGGTGCCGCGCGCACGGATGACCGCTGAGTTGGCCGGGTCGCGCCACATCTGATCCAGCCGGCCGACCACGACGGACCCCAGGTGCTCCCCGAAGTTCTCGCGAGCCCAGGAGAACGGCTGGGGCGTCGGGGCGAACTCCAGCGACCCAGGGGCGAACATCCGGCCGTCTCCGGTCGGGATGCCTTCGATGACCATGACGCCCTCAAAGGCGCCCGAGTCCTCCACCGCTGCCGCCTGGTTGGGCGTCTCCGGAACGTTCGTGTTCCCGATGCCGCCCACGTCGCTGCCGCCGTCACCCGATGCCGCTGGAGCCTCCACCGCGTCCGCCAGCGAGACGGTCTCTCCAGCCATGGCCACGGGGTCACCCACGATCAACGGGATATCCACGATGACGCCCGCGAATGCGACGCGCACGCGGTCCAGCGTGATCGGGCCGACGCGGGAGATGGCCTGGGCGAGCGCC